CTTCATGCGGTCGTTCCACTGCTTCAGTGCGTTCACCGAAGCGAAGACTGCAACCACAATGCCAGTAAAGATACCCGGCAAGGCGAAGGCTGCCGGGGCAATGGACAGTAGCGACTTGCCGAGGGCAAAGACGTGGGAGGTTAGCGACAGGATAGCCGCCGATACGGTACCCACGATAGCGCCCAGTCGGATTAGACCGACCAGGTTCTTATCCAGGTCTTTCAGGAAGTCTGTAAACTTCTTCGTGAAGTCCCAGGTCGCGCGGGCACCAGAAATGGCGGCTAGAGCGGTAGCCACTTTAGCCGCTGCTGCCTTATCCAGCTTCGGAATAATCAGAGCGAACCGGGGACGCGCCAGGCGGGCCAACTTGAACCGTGCGCGCTTCGTATCCGCGTCCGCCTGGAAGGTGACCTCTCGGTCTTCCGCCAAGTCTTTGAGCCGCCGCTCAGCAACCTCAGAGTCCAGGTCCACGTTCACGACGATAGACCGCTTGTCCCGGAAGAACGTATCGTTACGCAGCTTCGAGGTATCGAACGCGTCGCGGAACTTCTTCATCGCTGCGTCGTTCGTGAACAAATCGCGGTTCTTGCGAATCTGCTCCATTTCGCCGCGCATCTCCCGCAGGCGTGCCGAGGTCTGTTTCAGGGTCTCAGAGGTGCGACGCAGGGACTCAGCATCGCCCGAGGCAAGGCCCTCACGGTACGCACGCCGCAGCTCCTCGCGCTGCTGCTTGAGGCGCTTCATGCTGTTCTCCAGCTCCTTTAGGCCGTCTTGGCCCTTCTGGGAGAACTCAGAGAATGGGTTGCCGTTGCGCTTGCGGGTGAAGACATCCGACATGGAGCGATCGAACAGCTTCAAACGCTTATTGTTTTCCTCAATCTCGCGCCCTAGCCGCTTCTGTTCCATCTGCGCCCTCAGCACGCCGCGATTATCTCCCAGTTCACGGGAGGTGTTCGCCATCTGCTTCATGCGCTCGATGCTGCGCTCAAGGTTCTTATTCAGTTGCGCAACTGTAGGGGCTGAGGACCTGAAGCCAGAGAACGGGCGTGAGAAGTCCACGTTCATCATTTCCTTGGCACGCCTCTGGAAGACGCGCTGCACGTCCTCCAGCTGCTTCAACTCACGCCGGGTGCGCTCAAGCTCATTACGGCCCCGAGCGAAGGAGCGAGCCATGTCATCGAAGGACAGGTGCTCCCCGGCCTCCCGAGCTTCCTTGAAGCTCTTTATCATGTTCTTGTTGGCGCGTTCCTGCTGGTCTGCTAGGTTACGCAGGCGCTCTCGTGCCTCGTCCGCGCTCTCGCCCATCTCCTTAAAAATGTCGGAGATGTCGTCAGAGTCGCCACGGATAATCAGTTCATCGAGCCGCAGGGGTCGGCCCCGAAGTTCATCTTGGCGCTGCTCGATATGGTCAAAGAACTCATCGGTTACGTCGTCGCCGTCCAGGTGACTATAATCCACATCGGCTACCGCATGGAAAGCCCTAGAGATTTTATCCATTGCAGCCTGTATGCGGTCGGCTAGACGGCTTAGCCGTGAGCCGGAGCGCTCCGAGTCTTCCTCGATACCGTTCGCAAAATCGCGGAAAGCGTGCCCGGCTTCGCGGAACCGCTCAGAACTAGTGAGGCCCCCCAGCTCGATAGCCGGGGTGTGGGGGGTCTTACGCAGAGACTCGATAAGCTCCTTGTGCTGGCGCTCAAACAGAGTCTTATCCAGCTTCGGCTCAATGACCGGATCGGCACTCTTGAAGATGTCCTTGGCTTCGCGCTTGATACCATCCCACTCAGCCACCGGCTTGACGTGGATGTACTGCTGCTGGGACATCTGCTGAGACATCTTCCGCGATGTCTCTTGCAGCGACTTCGAGAAGCCCTGCTGGTCCACACCCACCTTGACGCGCACGCCGCGTCCAAGGGCTTGCAGCTGCGCACGCATACGAGCGACCCCAGACTTATCTAAGACTGGGGTCACTTCGATGCGCATCAGACGCTCGGCTTCTTCCCTGGAGCGTCGAAGCTGCGGCATCAGCTTCCGGTTGAACTCAGACGCATCAGGCAGTACACGAATGTGAACCTTGCCTGCCTCGAAGCTCCCTACGGCCATGAAAATTCCTAACTCTGATGGTTACTGATCGCGGAGTCGAACTCCTCGCGTGTCATGCCGGAGGCTGAGAACCAAGCATCCAGGAACGAGTTCCCGAAGCTCTGATTCATCTCCACCTCCCGTTTAGCCTGTGCCTCGGATGCTGGGGTTGGGTACGGCTTGAACTCAGGAACCTTGCCAGAGTCCTCAGTATGTGCGGAGACGTACAGGAGCCGTAAAGCCTGTATGCCGTCTGAAATATTTGCAAGCGCAGCTTCTAGCCGGGAGAATCCGAACCACTTATCCTTGCTGACCACCTCCGAAGCTTCCCGCTCAGCCCTCGCTATCTCCTCCTCAGTAGGCTCTGGCAGGTGATGGCGGTACATACTTCGCTCCTCAAAGACGAGCCGCGAGAGGAGGCTCTGCACAAGCCGGGAATCCAGTTTCGCCCAGTCAGCGAAAACGTTCAGACCGAAGAGAACCTGGAAGTCCCCGGCTGCGTCAAGGTTATTGTGGAAAAAGCTTAGAGCTGCGCGTCGCTTAAAAGCTCTTCGATGTAGGCACTCCCAAGCTCCTGGACGGCCTGGAAATTACTTGCTCGAGAGAACGCTTTCCACTCGGCGCGCTTCTCAGGAAGCACAGCAACCTCGAACAGGGCGCGCATACTGCCGGTACCATATGCCATATTACGAGTGCCCTCGGAGGCAGAGGAGGGTACCTTAGCCGCCGCGATCTCACCGGCGGTAAAAATCTCCGCTACGTCCAGTGCGTCAATTTCGCTCAGGGGCTTGAGCAAGTTGAAACCTGGCTTGAGCTCTAGGGGCACCTTCGCTTCGGTGGTGGGCTGTGCCGCAGGTGCCGCAGTGGTTGGCGGAACGGTAACAGGGGGAACGGAAGGTGCGGCCTGTGCAGCGGGCGCGCTTGCCGGTACATCGGGGTTACCCTGCGGAGGAATGACCTCAGCGAAGGGAGAGGGCGCGGCCTCGGTCTGCCCGAACTGGTCGCCGCTTACGAACTGGTTATTAGACATGGGTATGTTTCCTTCTTTGACGAACAAAAATGGAGTGGCCGAGATGTACTCGACCACTCCATTATACCGATAACCGCAGCTGCTTACGGAAGGATAACCAAGCCGGATGCGGAGGTCTTCAACTGCTTCGCCTGCTCAGCAGTAGGCGCGAGAGCCGTACCGGCGAACGGAATAGCGAAGAGTCCTTGGAGGGAGATCTCGCTAAATGTCTTGGAGCTGACGCTGATACGCGGGAAGTACAGGCTGAGAGTCTTGCCGCCGCCCGAGTAAATCATCCACGCAGAAGTTTCCATGTCAGCTGCGTTGAAGTTTAGCTCCTGGGCCTTAGCCTTCAAAGCGTCAGTACCAATCTCAATTAGCGAGGTAGCCTTGCCGCCGCCCCACGCCATCTGCAGGGTCTTCTCGTTCAGCGAGTGAACGGTGAACTCAAGCTTGGTGGTGGTGACACCCTTAATGCTGATAACGGAGGGAAGCTCTGCGGTGTTGAGCACCTGAGCATCGCCGCCGTCAGTGGTGGGCTTCGGCAGGGACTCTGCCGAGGTCAGGCCGATGGGTGCCCAGGCTGCGGGGTACGTCTCGGGCTTCTGCGGGTCAAAGTTGGCAAGGGACTGGGGGAGGGCGAAGTTACCAGTCTTCGGGAACCAGATCGTCGCCCACTGAACGCCGATGACCTCTGCGGCGTTATAGCCTTCGTGGAGAGCCATAAATCATCCTATCTATCAATTACACGCCGGTGGGCGTGGCTTCATTCTACCATTTCACGGTATCCCCGAACGTCTGTTGGGGAGTCAAAAGGAACTGCACTGCGAACGTGCAATCGAACTGCGCTCCGTGAACCGTCTTGACGCTGGTTACTTTGAAGTTCTCAATCGGAACCTGCCCAACGTCAAAGGCGATAGCCCGCGCGCCGTCCACTTCGCGCTGCTCATGTACCGCCTGCTCCAGGTACCCAAGGGCATTCATGGACATCTCATAAGCCGCAGCCGAATTCTCAGCGTACACGCGCAGTCGAATGTTGTACTTGATTTGCCTCAGGCCACGCTCAGCAGCGGCTAGGTCGTCAGAGCCATACATCACGTGGTGTTGTATGAACCGTTCCGGTAACTTCTGCGCCGTCACATCCTTGAGCACTTGGCCGGGTGGGAAGTGCGGCTCGAGCATCTGCTGCGTCCATGTGTATGGGTTGAACATCGTCATGAGAGACCGTTACCTCCTAATGGGTGCCTGAATCCTGTGGCCTCGCCGACCCCGGCCTCCGCAACTAGCTTGTTCCAGTTTGCTTTACGTACCGCTGGAGGCGGCCTAAATGCTGCACGGAGAGACACGGCCTGTGCCGCCGCGCCGACCAGGAAGAAGTGCCCGCGTTGGAACTCCGTCACCCTCTGGCTGCGACCATTGCTGAACGTGATAACGTCCTTGCCGATACCCAACTCGACGATGTGCGCCGCGTAGTGGTCGTTGTACACGATGCGATCCATCACCGGCCACTTACGGTGACGTTGACGGCCTGTGTAGAGGGCGCGGCCCACACCAAAGTGGTCTACGTAAGAATCCCCTAGTGACTTCCGGTATGGCTCAGCAGCGGCCTTTGCGGCCACTTCGATGCTGTGCGCCAGGGAATCCAACACCATAGTACGCAAGGAAATGTACGAGGCGACGTGCTGGGCGTTGTCGTCATACAGCTCAATCCCGCCCTGCTTCATTATATTTTCCCCTCAAGGAATGAACGCTGGATGTCGTTTCCTCGGGAGAGAATCATACGGTCATGCTGAGTCCTAATCCCCATACGGAATATAACCTCGCGGGAGGTGGACGTATATACGAAAGGACGTATATTAGCCGGGGCTTTCGTGCCGTGGGGCTGACGTAGGAAGGCCCCAGGGTAGAACACCACTAAGGCATCTATGGGGAAACCCTCTCGCTCGTCAGCCGGGAGAGCTGCTGATACCCGATCCAGCGTGCCGGGTGCCATGTTGAAGATAGCCGTGGTGGATACCGTCTCACCGTAGTATTCATCACGCACTGATGATGTTCGGTTCAGGTTATCACTAGCGACCGGCTGGAGGTTCCCCTTCACCTTTACGGGTTCTCCCCACGTCAGCTCCGTGCCGCCGTCACGGCCTACAGCATGTTTCGCGGGGAAAATCAGAACCTCATGCCGTGGGTTTGTTATGAGTGTCACTCGTAGCACACCCCATAATTTGGAGACCCGAACGGAGTGCTCAGGCGCGGGCCTATCGTTCCGATAACCCCAGCCCGCTTGGTACACCCGATAGCAGCCAGTTCCTTGTCGGTAAACCAGATGTTAGGGGATGTGGACAGCGGGTCACGGGTGTACTCATACGCACTCTCTCGCTCGGACTTGAATCCTGAGCCGTCGTCACGGGCTACTCGAACCACGGCGTTGATAATGGCAGAACGAATATTCCGCTCATTCATGAAGCTCAACGGCTCGGGGGACTCCAGCAGCACTTTAGCGACAGGGCAAACCCCCATGAGCGCGGCAATGGCATCGAGAATCTTCCCTTGCAGGAACGTGTCCGAACGGTCTGTATGCATCCCGTCCAACGCATCGTGAATCTCCGACACCTGAATACTAATCATGCTCATGGGGGTTCCTTCGACTACTTCTTGGCCCGGCTAGTGGAGCGCTTACGGGTGGTCTTCTTGCCGGTAGGCAGCAGACCTTCGTCCCCGTCCGGCTCCTCGTCCTGAGGGTCTTCCTCAACAACCTCTTCGGCGGCAGGTTCCTCAGTGGGTTCCTGCTCCTCAGTAACAGGTTCCTCAACGGGTTCCTGCTCCCTAGTAACCCGCGCTTCGTATTCCTCCTTGGGAATAAAAGCATCTGGATTTGTCACGTGGTGTTGAAGCTCATCCGGTATCTCCTCACCCTCGTGGATAAGGCAGTACGGCTTAGCCGGGGACTTGCCGGGTAAAACCAGTGTATTGCGTGCTATCACGTTTCCTCCTAGCTCAGAACCTTAGCGGTAAAGGCCATGTTCGGGTTAGCCAGGGCCGGAGCGGCCAGAGCGTCTGCGGTCACCGATGCAATCACCGGCACCTCAGTGTTCTTGTAGGCACCCACGTAGATACCTGCTGCATCCGACAGAGGCCAGCCGAGGTCTAGTGCGGCTTCGGTCGGGGCCATGAAGGTAGCGCCCAAATCGTAGGTGTTCTCCGCAGGCAGCAGGTAGATGTTCTTCGGGTCGAGCACCGGAACATCCTGACCCGCAGTGTTACGAATCTTGCGGTTGTACACGCGCATGGTCGGCAAGCCGTAAGCACCCAGGTGAGCGTTCACCTGATCCAGAGTAGCCGCGCTGTACAGGCCGTTGAGGCCCTGGAGCGCCATACGCTTGTTGTTCGCAACAGCGGTAGCAATCTGACGGGAGACCAGCAGCACACCGGGGGTGATGTTGTTCTTATCCTCGTACAGCTCAACGTACTTGCGCAGTTCCTCGACAATGTTCAGGTCGGGGTCGCTCCACTGAGTTGCAGCGGTAACGCTCATGGAAGCGTCACGGCCCCAGTCGTTCTCGAGGGTGTGCCCGCCAGGGAAGGATAGAACGGTCTTGCCGGTGGTGAGCACCTGCCCACGCTGGAACTCCAGTGCGTCATCAATCGCGCGAACAGCACGGAAAGCGGCCCCGAGAACCTTCTCCTGTACCGCCTCAGTACCGGGCTTGCCGGTGCGGGCGACGTACTTCTGGAACTCCGACAGAGCGATTTTCTTCGTCAGCGGGGGCAGCTTGAAGGTCATGTGCCCGGACTGCAGAGTCTCACCCTGTGCAGGTTCAGCATCCCACGCACGGTTCAGTGCGATAGTGGGGCGCTGGGTATCCAGCACGTCCAGCGACACCTTAGCGTCGTCTGCGTTGAAGTTCGGCAGGTAGGACGACAGGTGCGAATCCTGGCGCTGCTTCTCCTGGTATTCCCGCGCGTAATCGCGGGAGGCGTAGGTAAGGGTCAGCGGGTCGATCGCGTCATACCAAATCTCAGCCATTTATGGTTCTCCTTAGAGGTAACGGAACAGGCCGGGGGTGGCCGGTTTGGTGAAGTCGCTCTGCGTCGCGCCATTGACAAGCTTAGGCAGGGCGTTGGTCTGGATGATGCCGTGAACCAGAATGGCTACAGCGGTCTTGCCGCCCTTGCCGGACTGATCCCACAGCACGAAGCCCTCGGGGGCAGTGGTATCTGAGATGGGCTTAGCTACGCCATCCTCAATCTTTACCGGGTAGCCACTGGGGACTCCGCCGTAGATTTTGACAATATCCGCATAGTCTGCGGGGTCAAACAGGAAGGTCTGGGCGTTCTCCACGCCGTGCGAAGATGCGAGCCACGCGGGGGAGTTCAGCGCGACTTTCTTCTGGGTGATGTCAAGCATCGAAACTCCTAGAAGTTTACAGGGTTGTTTTTCTTATAGTTCGCGTAGAGCTCATGCCCTGCCGCTGCGCTCCCCTTTTCGGGGGTAGTTTTCTGCGAGAAACCCACCGGCAAGCCGGGTGCAGCTGCGGGCTGCTGGGGTACTGCGTTGGTAGGCGCTAGGGAGCTGACGTACTCAGCAACCTTGGCTGTATCAATCCGCCCGTCGTCATCCCGGAACATGTCACGGTTCAGCGTGGATTTAAGAGTCTCCAGGTGCGGCGCGTTCGCCTGCTTCACAGCCGAAGAGAACGCCATGCTGAAACGTTCATCGTCCTGCTGTGCACGCAAGGACTCAATCTGCTGACGGAGGGAGTTCACCTCGTCGGTCTGGTCTTTCACCGGAGCGTTCGCCTGCTCTTGTCGCAAGCGTTCCGCGGTGTTCCGGTTCTCCTTCGCACGTGACTCCCACAGGCGGGAGTGGTGCTTGTAGTACGCGGCCTGGTGCTCTGCGGACATTTCAGCCACAGGAGTGTTAGCCGGGTACCCGTGCTCATTGAGGGTGACCTCAGGTGCGGGGTTGGTCTCTACAGCCTCCGTTGCGGATGACTCTGCGGGAGCGCTCAGCTGCTCATCGCTCATTAGCTTCTACCTTTCTTCGCTACCACTCAGCCCCGTGCCGGGGTTGAGTTGAAGCCATTTATCAATCGCGGAATATACATCTGGGGGACTGTTCCTCAGACGCGCCCTTTCGACCAACGTTTCTCGAGACGCGCGCACTTCGATTACCTCGGCTACATTGTGCCGACGAATAAAGTGCTCGCGGTCGCGTGGGTCGATAAGAGTACGCACTACCCAGACATCGCGGGTAGACTTCCCCATCTGTTTTTCCATTGCTGCGCGAATCCTAGCGGCTAACGTTGCGTCTCCGCCCGCGAAATCACGCAGTAAATCTAGGTCTATAATAGCATCCGCGGGCTTAGCGTGAGATTTAACATATGTGGTTTTGCCTGCACCCGGCGGGCCGGTCACTAGCCGGATCATGCGGCGCGCTCCTCTGCTGGTGCCTGTGCCTCCCAGTACTTGATGACACTCTCGAGAACCGACTCGCGTTTGCGGGACTGCTTGGTTCCGCGCCGCCTCAAATCCGACTGAGACCTGCGGGCGCGCCGCACCATACGTGCCGCATCCGAAACCTCCGAATACCTCTGTGCATCCTCTGGTGCCGCCCGATACTGCCTATCCCTCTGGGCTATGCCGTCTGAGAACTCGTCAGACCAGTGCGCGATGCGTGGACCCTTCTCCTTTGACACGAAGTCGGCTAGACGGGTGTTCGATAGCTTCGAGGCAGAGGTTCCCCCCGCGATGCGGTATATCTCGTCCAGGTCTTGCCGGTTCAGGTGCAGGCCGGGGTCGTGCTCAGAGGTAATGGGCAGTACCTCGCACTTGCAGTTATCGTGCAGTGGGTACAGCTCCTTCACACTGTAGATGCGGTCAGCCGCCACGATACACAGGCCGCAGGTGCCAGTTCGTGAAAGTTCCGGGTGAATGATACGCCGGTACCCCAGCACACCCTGCGGCTCCGCGCCGCCAAGGATACGAGAGGCCCTCTCACGCTGTGCCAGTTTAATATCATCCTCTGCCAGACGGCTCACCCGCTTGAGAGCCTGCAGCTTCGCCTCAGCCGGGGACTTACCATCACGGCGTGCGCGCTGGTACACCCTCGCCGGGCGCGACCATACATCCTCCGGTATCTTATCCTGCCTCGGGTACAACTCCATGTTGGCTGGGGGTAGGTCAGACGGTAGGTCTTTGCCCATGGCCTTGAGGACTACCTGCTGATATGCATCCTCCTCTTGCCGGGCGCGTACCAAGGCCGCCTCAACAGCGGAGACCGTTTCATCCACTATCGCGGCGACCCCGGCATCCGAGAAGTCACTCTGCGACTCCCAGATATTGAACAGCCAGGTAATCAACGCATCCACCAGTGAGCGTGTACGCTCCGACTTGGCGTTAGCAACATCGCCCATCGTAGGCATGGTTTACTCCTTGCTGGGTCGCTTCGCGTTAGCTATCTGTTGCTGCTGACGGTTCCCCTCAGGGGTCAAGTTCACCGTTGTGTCGATAAGCTTCTGGTCTGGCTGAGCCGGAGCTTCCTCCTGGCCGGGGGTCACCGCGCCGTAGGGGTTAGTGATGTTCTCTGCTGCTGAAGCTTGGGATGACAGCGTATCCACCAGCTTGTTCAGCCCACTCTCACGGGTAGCCTCCTCCACCTCTTCCGGGGTGAAGCCTCCGAACTTCTTCAGCGCAAACGCCAATGGCACGCCCGCACCCGTGGCGGTCGCAACCGAAGCAGCCCGCTCGGTAGCCGATGCACGCCGGGGGTCTACCCAATCGATAATCATCTTCGCTGGGTCGGCGCGGTCTTCGCCCTCACCTTCGGCGTGCAAAGCGTCTGAGAACATGCGCTTGAGTGTGGCCGTGAACGAATCCTCCAGAGACTCAATATCGAACAGCAGAGGCTCACGCTGCGTCAGAGCGCCTTCAGCAGAGTTGCCACCATCGCTGGGACTCACCATGAACAGCGGTGTGCGTGACTCGGCGGCAAGCTCACGAATTTCACTATTGATCGCGTTCTGCAGCGGGCCAACATCCACCGCTGAGGACTCCCAGAACTTAGCGCCCATTGGCAGAGTCCACAGCGCGCCGGGTTCTAGCCGGAAGGCGTCCGCCGAGTACTCAATCTTGTTATTGTTCTCGTCGTACATCGGGGCGTTCTCGATACCCTGCTGCTTGAACGCCTGGGTGGCGAACATCACGCCGCGCTGGAGCGTCATGTGGTTGATACGCAGCAGAGTGTTCTCGTGCTTAGAGATAATACCCTTATCGAGTGAGAACTCATAGACTGGAACAGAGTCCATGCCGGTGCTCTTGGGAGCGCCCATATCCCAGCTGCCGGGGATGAGGTTCCAGGTGTTCGGCACCTTATCGCCAGGGGCCGCCCACACGTTGTGCCGGGTGTTCGGTAGTGTAGCGTTCAGGTCGTTGGCGCGCGCCTCACGCACATACCCAGGGCGGGCCAGAAGCATGACGCTTTCCTGCGTCATTTCGTCCACATACACTGTCAAGGCCGCCGCGACGTTTCCGTGTGCGTCCGTCACGCACGCGGTGTTCCGCACTGAGGAGTGCATCAGCCCCTCCGTGGTGCGCACGATGTACCCACGGCCCGTCACCAGCGCGTCACGCCAGGCGTAGTTCAGCTTGGTACGCAGGTTCTCCGCCTGGATGATGTCGCGCACAATATCGTCGCCATCCTCCGAGTTATCCGCGCCGGTGCGCACGCCGTTGATCCGCATACGCGGCAGGCGCGCGTCCACCAGCAGGGAGGCTAGGTTGAGCCGGGAGATGCGCACCAGGTTCTTGTACGCATTGCGGGTGTTCGCATCCTTGACCGCATCCAAATCCGGCTCGGGTGCGTCACCTGCATACCACGCCATCATGCGCTGGATGTGGTACGTGCGGGAGGCGATAATACCGGCCAGGCGCTTCACCCACCATTCGTCACTGCCGGGGGTATCCAGCAGGGTTTGGTCTAAAGCCATGAAATCTCCTTACGTCGTTGCATCTATCGTATCCTTTGCGGGCCTGCTGCGCTCATGCCGGTGCGTGTGTTCCCCTTAGCCAGCACTCGCAGGCGCGACTGGTGAGCCAGCATCAGCGCATACGCCGCGTCGATCTTACGGTGCGAGCTGGGGGACTCCTTGTACATGATGCGCCCCTGCTTCGTCTCGCGGTACTGGGCGTTGAGCAGGTGACGGGTGAGCACTGGTGAGCCGGTGAGCATCACCTCACCCTCGATAATCGCGGTACGTAATGTGCTGGTCGCCTGGGCTACCGCCTTGAGCTGGTTGCCACGCCAGGACATCAGGCCGTAGCCTCGTACCGAGTCGATGTCGCGGTTCCAGACGCGGCGCTGGGCGCGCTTCTTTTTAATCAGCGCCTCCCACTCAGCGACCATCGTCTCCCAGCCGGAGGGGTCGAACAGGCCATCGACAACGTTCAGCTTCTCGATAGCCTCCTTCATCTTGGCATCAATCTCGTGCCGGGGCGGTTCCCAAGAACGACCTTCCGCTGTGTCCGGCTGTTCCCAAACCTTAATGGCCCACGCCAGACCGTCGCTCACCCGCATAGCCACAATGGCGGTAGCGTCCGTGATGCCTTTCGAGCGGCCCCATGAGCCGTCGAAACCAATCACCAGTGCGTCGGTGCGTGATGGGGGGTCAATGCCCTCCTTCTCGAAGTCGGTTCGAGTGGCGGCCTGAACTTGCTCCATTGACAGGAACGCATCAGCTGCGGCGTGAGGCTTGTTCCCGAAGAACCGGGATGCGTCCGATAGGGTGGTGGCCGCGTCGAACACATCATCCAGCACGCCGTTAATCTTCACCCACCCCGGCGGGTAGGGAGAGCCCTCAATACCGCACGGTGGGGTGTGAATCTTGCACCCGGTGGGGGAGAGTAGAGAATCCCCGTAGGCTATCTCCAGGCCGTGAATAATACTTGCCGGGTCTTTCAAATCCGGGTTACCCCAGTCGCGGGTATCGTACAGGATGTTGTTGCGGAACGTCTCGCCGGACATCCCCTTCTGCCAAGCATTCCAGGTCTCCTCAGCGAAGGAGCCCATGCCAGGCACAAAGGCGTTCGGGGCCTCCAGCAGTGTGCCGTCCGTCTTGGACAAGTTACGTTTAGCCACGGCGCCAAGGGCGCGCCCGCCGTTGTTCGGGTACCAGGTCTCCGTCTGGTCGGCGATCGTGAACAAGTCCGGCTTACCCTCCAGCGAGGAGGGTGAGGAGGTACGAGGGCGAATCTTGCCGTTGAAGGGTAGGAGAATCTGCGTCTCCAGAACCTCCACCTCAGGGTACTCGTAGGCAAGTGAAGCGGAGGACATCATCTCCTTCATAGGCTCGAAGGCGTTCGCCGTCTGCTCCTCCGAGACGGCCAGCAGAGAGATGTCTACCTTGCGGGTCTCGTTCCACGGCATACCCACTGGCCGTCCGTTCGCGTCCCAACCGGCGAACCTGCAGGGGCCTAGCGCCTCGAACGCCGCGATGGCGGCAAGGAAGGGTGACTTACCCCACCCCTTGCTGCGCTGGATAACCCCCCGCCGGTACGTCCGCTCACCTGTGATGGGGTCAAGCTGGTACCACTTCAGGAGGAACTCAGCTTGCTCACGGGTCGGCTGGAAGGGTGCATCGTAGGTGACCGTGGGCCGGGACAGGTAGGTAGTCATCCAGTCCAGGGCAAGGTACCCCAGCGTTGGCATCTCGCCGGGGTACCTTGGCTTGAAGCCTGCGGCTACAGGGGCATCAGCGAACATATCCTGCACTGCTACTCCTCGATGCGCAGCTGATCGTAGGCACTAGAACGCTGTAGCGTGCGCGTCGGGGCCTTCGGCATGTTGGCCTCTAGCCGCTGCTGAATTTCCGCGCCGGTCAGCAGCTCAATCTTGGCTGCGGATACAGACTTAGGAGATATGAGGAACTCTTTAGAGTTGGCCGTGAGCACCTCAGAAGACCGCAGCGTAGACACGCCGCCCTCGGCCTTCATCATCAGTTCGTTGTACGGCACAGCTAACGTAGCGATGGCAGTAAGCCATTGGGTGCGGGTAAGGCTCTGCATGGTCGGCTGCTCGCCGAGTGACTTCCAATACTCTATCGTCAGCGCGTGCCACTCGATACCGTCCGGCAGCTCCGGCTGCGCGGTGGGAGTGAACTCCATGACCGTAGTCTGCACCAATTCGTATTGGCCGCGTTTGCTGCGGGTGCTCTTATTATTCCCCTTGCCGGGCATAGTGGAATCCATCCTTCCTGTTCATTTCGTCCCACGCCGCCAACTCGCGGACGTACCGCTTGTAATTCATACGCTGCTGCGGGGTAAGTTCCGTGAATCCGTTCAGTCGTCGAAGCGCCCGCCGAAGGTGCTGCTTACGGCGGACGTAAGCCAATTGGCAGGTTCGAGAGCAGTACCGGCGGGGGTTGCCCTTGGCGCTATACTCTAGAACAGGCTTTCGACATCGAAGACACCTACGATAGCCAGGTGGAACTTCGGGAAGTAAGGGCATGTGGTATCTCCTCACGTGCGAATATCTTAAGGCCCATATGCACCTTAAGTCTCTAGGTGTTTCCCAGTATACCGGCCTTGCCGGGGGGCAGGCGGTACGGCGCAGAGCGGTGGCGTGCACGCAGGTGAGAATAATCACAGTGTGAGAAATATCATACGTAAATCTGTTCGATAGTAGCGCTAGTACATTTGTACGAGCGCTACTTTTTCTAATGGTTCAGACAGCGAGACACA